TCTTTTGCTGCTGCTTGTAATACTGCTTCATCTTTACCAATGCCTGCATATTCTTTTGCAAGTGTATCAAGACGATAACTTAATCTATTTTCATCAACGAGTGATGCTGCAATCATAGTATCTCTAATATTTTTTGGTAAAGTAAGTCCTGTTGACCTTAACCAAGATACGTCATACATCGCGTTATGAAATATAAATGTAGCATCTTGTTTAAATAAATCTTGTACCCAGTTTAAAACTAATTTTTTATCCATGTTACCACCACCTTGATGATCTATTGGATAATATGCTGACCAACCTTCTACTGCTACAGCAACTCCTACAATTTTACCACGACCAACCACGTTCCCCGATCCGAGTTCCGTTAGTTCCGGATCACAGGTCTCTAAATCCACTGCTATTTCTTTATGACCACGTAGATCTTTTAATTCTTCCGGTACCACCCATTCTGTTTGTGGTGTAAATAAAACTTGTTGAAACGTTCTCACTTGTAATCTCTTTCTAAAATCATTTCTAAATAATGAATTGCTTTTAATATATCTTCCTTCTTACCTTTTAATTTGTGTCTACAAATGTATTTAATGGCATTACCTTCAGCAAAAGGTAAATTGTTATCATTAATAAAAACAGAGGGCTGTATTTTCATTTGTCTATAATGCTTACCACCTATTTGTCTAAAAAATACTTTATTACTCATATAATATATGCTTTGTTAAAATCTCTTGGGTCTACAATGTGAAGTTCTTTTTTAGCTCTAGTACAAGCTGTGTAATACAATCTATGTAAATCATCTGGATCATCTTCGCTTTGTCTTACAGCGGCAGCAGTTAGATCAGTTAGAATACAAATGTTATCTTGTTCACCACCTTTGAATGAGTGAATTGTAGACAAAACAATTCTAGGGGTCTTGTTTATCTTCTCACCATTAGCTCTCATATTACGAATATAATTTTCTGTAATTGTATCAACACCTTCAAATGATTCATACCATACTTTATTAGTAAGTAAACCATGATTTTGCATACAGTCGTTTATTAAATATTTTTCTTCTGCTTTTAATGTTTTAGCATCTCTGTATCCAGGAGTTACATTGGCCCCTAAATATTTATAAATGTTTTTTATTTGAAGATAATTTAATGGTGTGTTGTTTCTAAAGTCTTCCCAATTACTTAATGCAAGTAATAAATCTAATGATATAGAATTAATTCCTTTGTATTGATAATACCATCCTTGTAATTCACATAATTCTTTGACATCATTTAAAAAATGATTTGCTGTTGCAAGGACTGTCCAATTTCCTTTAGACATATCTACTTGAGTAATATCAGTATAATACCTTAATAAACCTGTTTCTTGTTTTGGTTTATAATCTTTTTCATATCTATTCTTAACTCTTGATATAATTCTTTGTGATAATTCATGTATAGGACCACCAGGAATACGATAAGATTGATTAAGCGTCCTGATCTCATCTACTTCATTCTTTAGCGCTATAAAGTGATCTACGTCGGCCCCAGCCCACTTAAAAATGGCTTGGTCATCATCACCTGCAATATAAGTTTTTTCTGCGTTTTTCCATATAGATTTGATTAATCTCCATTGTAAATAGGATAGATCTTGCGCTTCATCTATAAATAATACTTTAAACTTTGGAGCTAAATCTTGTTCTATAAAATCATCTAATAAATCTGTAAAATCTTTTAATCCTTTTTCTTTTTTATATCTCTTTAGTTCTTGGTCTATTAAATACAAAGTGTTTCTTTCTACATCTAATAAATTTTTTCTTGAATCATAACACTCAAGAAGATCCATACCTTTGACTCTTGCTGTATTAATAATAGTTAAGTATTCATTGTCAGAATTAAATATACCATCTTCTTCTGAATAGGATGCAGTCTTAATAGGTATATTACATTTAACTCCAAATTCTCTGTAATCTTCTGGACTCATCATTCTATCTCTAGTCATATTTAATAATTTAAAACATAATGAATGAATGGTTCTAAAATAAATTAAATCATGTTCAGGACTTAATTCAAATTTTTGTGCAGCTCTTGTTGCTGCTTCCGTTGCAGCTTTCTTACTAAAAGAAAAATAACCTATTTCTCTTGGTTTAATTCCTTGCTTGATAAACTCATCAACCAAGTTTAATAGTGTTGTAGTCTTTCCTGTTCCAGGTGGTCCTAATATTATTGTTTTCATTAGAAATGTTCTTCATGATATTTAACTTGTGATATAGATGCATCAATCTTCTTCATGGTTTTAATTTTAACTAACCTGGGTTCTTGACCTTTTATACTCTTCCTAGTTTCTTCTACAAAAATATCTTTAAGTTGTTTAATTAAATTACCTGTCTTTGCCTTGTCCATCTCCCAATGATTCTTTTTACAAAAATTATAAAAGTCTTCCATTCTGAAATATGTAAATTCTCTTTTATCATCTGTGTATGGAAGTTTATTAAGTATATCATCCATAGTTCTTGCGTTCTGTCTATTCGTAGTCCAATCTTGTAGTAAAGATATAATTTGATTTAATGGATCTAATGATTCTAAAGGTTCAATAGTTTCCATTTTATTTATTAATGGTTTTAAATAATATTCTCTCCAATCTTTATCTTTTAGTTTTGGTATAACAAGATCTGCTTTCTCAAGTATAGCAATAGAGAACATAACTGGATTTGCTAAATGTTCTGTTTTTAATTCTATTCTTTTTTCTTCTTCTCCTTCACCTACATTTAAAAAATACTGTGGTGGATTAGAATTATATTTCATTAAATTATTTAATAAAGGCATAGCATCTTCTTCAGTACCAACACCAAATTTTTTAGTTCTACATAATGATGCATTACAAACATCTACAATAGGTGGAAGTTTACATCTGTATTTATCATAACCTTTTTTACCAATAGATTTTAATAACTGTTGTACTTCACTATTACTTAATGGCTTTGTCATGTATTTAAGATTAGCTTCGACGACTTTATCTTGCCAAGTATCAGGATCTGATTGTTTAAAATATATGGCGATATTAAACAATGCATTATTCCTAGATCCTTCGCTAAAGCCATCGCGAGCTAATCTATTTAAACATGGAGGCCCATCTTTAAATGCTTCTTCTATCTTTTCTTCTTTGATTTCAATTTTCTCAACTTCTTCCCTGCTGCGCGCATAAATATCATAGAGCTTATAAAATTCCTCAAGTGACAAAGCGGCGCCATTATCATCGAACGCATATCGTAGTCCTTTTGTTTGGTTATGGTAGGGAAGATTTAAAAAATTACCTGTGTCCCCACGTTCCACAAGTATTTCAGTTTGTTTAGGAAATATTTCAACACCTGAATATCCTAATGCATCTGAAATTTTTTTAAGTGTAGACTGCATCAACGATGCAGATATAAATTCTTTTGTAAATAAAAATACGTGTGCTCCACCAGATTTTGATCTGAAGACTATAAGTGGAAGTTTTAAACTTCTTATTTTTTGTATTAAGTTCTTGTGTTCAAGATTATACTGATCAATATCAATACAACCCCACTTGCAATTATTAGATTCATTAATGGGAATGATACCCAAAGCAGGATCAATACCATTAAGATGGTCTTCCCAAAGGTTATCCGTGACCGGTTTTCTAACAATGAATGCTTTTCCTTTTTGTTTTCCATTTTCTCCACGTTCGCCTTTTTGATACTGTCCATATGCTGTTTGAAACCCAGCAAATATTTCCTTAAATTTTTCTTTCATAACCTACCATATTTGTGGGGCCCGTATTACCGAGCCCCGTTTCTTAATTAACCTAGAACGGCACGTTCTCGATTATCTTCTCTTCTACATCAGCTCTTGTTTGCACCGATCCTTTTTTTACGTCACCAGAAAAACCTTTTGCACTCAAGTACAAAGATTTATCTTTGGTTTCTAAAATTCGATCTTGTGTTACTACCCAACCATACCAACTACCTTTATCATTTTTTTGTAAGTTAGATGATAAGTTGTATACAACACCATGCATTGGAGGAACTGCAAATCCGCCTTTACCGTCAGAGATCTGAACAGTTTTCATCATTGCGTTCCACTTCTTGCTTACATTTAGCTGCGTTGACTTCATGGTAATTAAAGCTGGAGTATAACCACCCGCTTTAGTTCCTACCATTACATAGTAAGAAGCAGTCTCCTCTAAATAGTTACCGTTAGGTAATCTAATTTTAGATCCTTCTCTCTTACCTGTAGCTATCACTGGACTGTTAGGTGAGTGGAGTGCAATCGGAGCTGCAGATCCTTCTCCTCTTTCAGACCATTCTGGATAGTCTTTCTTATAGTAACAAGGAATAACTTTAATTCCTATTTTACCATCGTACAGTTCATTCGTAACTGTATTGTATATGTTACCTGGTTTAGCACCTGTAACATATTTAGAATCACCTTCAGTTACCTGTGGTGATAATTGACCAAGTATTCTTATGAAAGGTAACGCAAGATCATTCTGCGTCATGTTTTCAAAACCTTTGTCTAGATCATCTCCAAACAAAGCTACTGAACCATTAGTCAATGGTTTTTGTACCATCGCTTCATTAGCCATTATTCATTCTCCATTATTTTCGGGTTATTTTAGTTGTGTCTTTAATCCAAGTACTAAAGACTTCAGAAGGCATGTCGAGCCCGGACTCGACACGCTCCTGAAATAGGGCTGTCAAAGTATTCCAAGCCACATCAGATTTCTGATTTGGTTCAAAACCATTTGACGCCGCAAGGTCCAACAATTGTTGTGCCTTGTCATCTTCGCCACGACCGAACGTTACAGAGACATTGTTTTTAATAATATCTCCAAGTCCGTTCTCACGAAGCCAGTTATACGCTGATTGTCTTCTCTCATCCTCTTTAGGGAGAGTACATCTGTATTCTCTTTTTACAGTTACAGATGATCCATCAGCAAGTTTTAAAGAGCTCAAACCTTGTTCTGCAAGCAGTTCAGGTATCACTCTAGAACTAATATCGTCAGCCATCTTTTTTAAATTACTTACATGTTCTTCAGCACGATCAATATCATCTTGTAAAGCTTTTAGCTTATGACATTGGTCTGCTATTGTTGTTACTTCTACATTATCTAGAAGATCCGTAGAATCATCTAGCATCATTTGTTTTACATCGTCACTCATTTTTATCCTTTCTGATAAAGATCGAATTCTATTGGATAGTATTTAAACTCTCTACGATCCCATTTCAAGAGATTAAATTGGCCATTGGTCATGTCACTTGCTATAGCACAGGAAATACCAATGACCGCCGGATCTCCTGTAAGCAATATATAATCTTGCTTTGTAAAATCTTTCAAGTTTTTTCGCATCTTAAAAACGAAAGGTGCTGCATTAAATGCAACTTGATCAAAGTAGGCAAGACATATAACTAAATATCCAAAATTAGAAGCGCTTAATATATTTATGTTAGCAGGTGGATGTTGTAATACATACACAAAATTTTCTTTAGGATTTTCTTTTTTAAAGTCTAAAAACTCTATAAGACTTTTGTCTTTATATAATTCAAATATTTTATTTTTCATTCTATTTTCTCTCTTGACAAAGTATATAATGATCCTTATTTATAATGTCAATAGAAAGAATTAAATTATTTATGGTAAGAAATTACAGATTTAAAACCAAGCCGTATGAGCATCAATTAATTGCTTTGGAAAAATCTTGGGACAAAGAAGAGTATGCTTATTTTATGGAAATGGGAACTGGAAAATCAAAAGTTCTTATTGATAATATAGCTATGCTGTATGACAAAGGTAAAATAAATGCGGTAATGATAATAGCACCAAAAGGTGTTTATAGGAATTGGTTATCTTCAGAAA